ATGGCTTCATTTAGACAACGCAACAATACATGGCGAGCCGAGATAAGTGTAAACGGAATTCGCGAAAGTTCAACCTTTGATACAAAAGCTCAAGCTAGGGCTTGGGCATCTAAACGCGAGACTCAGTTACGCGAACAATCGCATGGCAAATTACCAGATCACTCTTTTTTAGAAGCTATTGAACGCTACTTAAGTGAAGTGAGTGTTAAAAAGAAAACTCATGAGAATGAAGTCAAGCGAATGGCTTTCTTCAAGCGTGAGTATAAAAAGCTATGTCAAAAGCAATTGGCCAAAGTCACAACTGACGATTTAGTGCAATGGCGCGACTCCCGATTAAAAGAAGTGCAGGGTGCTACTGTCCGGCGTGAAGCAAATATTTTAGCTTCTTTATTTACTGTTGCCCGGAAAGAATGGAAGTGGATTAAAGAGTCTCCAATGGCCGACTTGACTTTACCGCCACCATCAAAGCACCGAGATAGACGAATTGCTCAGGATGAGATTGATAGATTATGTCTTGCAGCAAATTGGGATAACAATGTACCAGTAAACTCAACTCAGCAAATTATAATTGCCTTTCTCTTTGCAATTGAGACTGCAATGCGTGCTGGAGAGATTGTCGGCTTAACTTGGGATCGAGTTTACTTAAAAGATCGATATCTTGTTTTGAACGAAACAAAGAATGGCACAAAGCGAAATGTGCCTTTATCTAAGCGTGCAGTTGAGTTGCTTACTTTATTAAAAGGTCTTGATAAAAAGCAGGTCTTTACTTGTAATTCCCAAAGCTTTGATACGCTTTGGCGTAAATTGAGAGATAGATGTCAAATCACTGACTTGCACTTTCATGACACACGCCATGAAGCTTGTACACGTCTTGCAAGAAAATTAGAAGTTTTAGACTTGGCCCGTATGATTGGGCATAAAGACTTAAGAAGCTTGATGGTCTATTACAATGCTACTGCAAGCGAAATTGCAACGAGGCTTGATTAGCCCCGTTTACGTGGTCTTCCTTTCTTTGGCTCATCATCCGATTGTTCATTCAACCAGTTTGATAGCTCTGCCAAGTTCCAGCGTCTTCCTTGACCGCACTTAATAACATAGCGCGGTTTAGGGAAGGTTGGCAGGCAGCAAACTGCTGCCTTAAAATGTACATCTCGATATCCCAAGAACTCAGCAGCTTGGGAGTCATTAAGCCAGATGTCCGAAGGTGGTAACGCTACAACAAAGTTACTACCTATATTCGCAATTGCTGTCATTTCACCCCTCCTTACTTTCCGCTTTAGGCTTTGCCCACCACAAACAAGGCCCATCTTCTGTATCAAAACCTGCAATAAGAAAGGCATCTTTTATAGGTGGTTGTGGTTTCCAGTTTGACCAATCTGCACAGTCGTCTTCAGGAATTTCTGGAATATCCAAATATTCCAAACGCTCAACAAGAATTTCTACACCAAGATTAAGTTGAAGCTGTGCCCATTGTTCCTTTGTATAAAACTCAGCATGCTCTCCAATAGTGTCGTGCTTCTCTATATCAGGGTGGAACCAGCAGCTATCTAAATCATCTGGTACTTGTGTTGGTTGTATTTGATATTTCATCCCTCAGCTCCCGATTCATCCATTTCAATAACATCATCAGTAAATTCACGAGAACCAGGTGTAGCGAATTTTTCAGTTGTCCCGTACTCTTCTTGAAGGTATGCGTTAAAAAACTCAGATTTATTCATCACGCGAAAATCATCTGGCAAGTGGCCTTCAGCATCCTTAAATATCTTTTCAAGCGTTGAACGCGTAGGGTACTGACCAAGAGGGAGTGACATAGTAACAATTGCTTGTTGCCCATCTTTATTAACTGCATAAACTTTCATTTCAAGTTTAATTGGTGCGTTCATTTTCATTTTTCAGCTCCCGATTCGCTTGCTTCAACCATTGCCTTATATCCAGTCTTGCTCAGTGTTGACATCGGCGCGACTGAAGATCGTTCGTATGCTTGGAACATCTTTTCCGATGGAACCTTAGGCATTAGTACATACCCCTCTGGCACCGCCTGAGCTTTGGCTTTTTCTAGCTCTGCTCTAAGTCTGTCAATTTCACATGCCGCATGGTTACAAATAACACGTAATTCATCTTCGTTATATTCATCTGCATGCATCATCATTAAATGACTGATTTCGGTGCCAAATTGACTATCACCATCAAACACCCAAACAGCACCATCATCTTGCTCAAAACGTAGATTAACTTCTCTTTCCTTATTCAAATCTGTCATGCTGCCACCTTCGCCTTAATGCGCTCTTGATATAACTTTGCGTAGTACTCTTGAGCATGTGGAATTTTGTCTTTGATCTTTTGAATCATTGCTTCATCTCGTTTGTAGGTGACAGTTGTTAAACGTTCTCTAAGGTCGATACGCTCAACTAAATCAATTAACTGTTCTCTGTCATCCCAATCATTGGTGAGCTCGATAGGGCAAGGGAGTAGCCAGAAATCAACCATTGCTTGTTCACAGTCGTAAAGCCACATGTAGCCCTGCATCTGCCAGTCATAGCCAGCTTTCTTTGCCTTTTCTTCTGCTTCATCTTGAAAGAATGGGTGAGTGCCAATATCCCAAGTACATTTAGTGTCGAGGATCAATTTATTGTTTAAATCGAGAACATCACACTCACCAGTAATTAATTCATTTTCCAAACGGCCTTCATGCTTCAAGTACTGACGAAAACGAACCTTACCAGACAGGCTAATTGCGATTTCTTCAAGAGCATTGCCCTTAGCTGTGTACTGGTTGCCTTTGAAAGACTTGAACGTGGTCAAGTCCTCCTTAACGATTGTTCTGATCTCAGTCTTAGCTGTATCGCCAAGAACTAAGCCTTTAGTTTTAGAGTCGCCTACAAGCTTATGTAGGCTTGAGCATCGGAATAGCTTCATAGTGCATTTACCTCAGCTATTTGTGCATTAGTAAGTGCATAGCCTTCTAATACATACTCTTTAGTAACTGCATCAGCTTTGATCTGCTCTAAGAGAACCGGGAACTCGTTGTCTGGTACAGTTGGTTTAACTTCCTGAACTTCTCCAACTTCCTTCACGGTGACATTTTTAAACCAGTCTTTAGGTGAGCTCATTCCATCACGTAAGCTAGTGAAAATCTTGCGAAGCGCAACGATATTGGCTGCTGTAATAGCATCAAGACGACGCTGAATGTAATCTTCAATGTCTTTCTTGGTGACATTAAATTGCTCAAAGGCAACCACAAGTTTTTGTACAGCTTCCGGTGAAGTGTCAGCACTTGCATGGATTGTCTTTTCACACTGATTAACTGCATCATCAATTACATCACCTGGTATTACACCTAAGATGCATGCACGTAGACGACGAGCACCATTGTTTGCAACCAATTCATAAATATCGCGTGGATCTGTTAATTTTTTAGATCCATTACGGGTATAGCGTATATGTGGAACCTGAAAAACCTTTGTTTGACGGGTATTTGTTTCAACATCCCAAGCAAATGCTTCAACCGTAGATTCGCCATTCTCAGAAGATAATTCTCGTATACCGTACTGAATATTTCCCCAATTCTGAGCAAGCATTTCCGCAAGTCGAATTGATGGACCAGTAACTGAAGTACCACCACGAGCATAAGAATAAACAGCCGATTGAGCTAAACCGGGACGCTGGCAGGCGTTCATAATCCGGTCATAAGCTTCAATTGGGTTACGTGGGAACTGTTTAGCAATAACTAAAGCAGCTTGAACCTCTGCAATTGCACGTTGACTATCAGATTGAACTGTAGACATTGCTTGAGTAGTAGGAGTAGCTACTGCAAAAGGGTTCTGTCCTGAGTGTTGTACTGGCGCATTCATAATCTTCTCCTAATTCTTTTCTACTGGGTTTTCTGGTCTAATCATCCAGTGGGTAACTAGTGAAGCACTGGCCCACATTCCTTCAAAACCTCTGTTTTCTGAATATTGACCTTCAAATTGAGTTGGTCCATGATCAAAGCCAAGCTGACCGTATAACAAAAGAGGAATCCCTACAGGTGGAAGACAATTTTCAACACTAATCCACTCCATCACCCACCTCTCAACTCATTCCTAATTTCTGCCAATCTTTTTAACGTTTCACTTAAATAGGCGATTTTTGTCTTAACAGAAAACTGATCACCTAGCTCTAATTGGATTTGCTCAGTTCCACGGCCCACATAGCGCAAGTGAATCCAATTGCCGCCATCAGTAACAACTGTGTCTTGTTCGTTAGAGAGGGGAAGCAACGCTTTGACTGAGTCCTTAATAAGTCTCTGAAGTCTTGATACTTCGATAATTTCAGGATGTGCATTCATAACATTCACCATGGAGCGCTTAAATGCGCTCTCTAATCCCTGATTCGATAAGATCTTTAATCTCTACTACGTCTAAACGGTCAACGTAAGCCAAGATCTCGCCATCTTCGTCATAAACGCGAATGTCTTTAATCTCGTTAATCTCAACATCACGCCAAGATTGATAGCCGTTGCCATCAATTGAATACTGAGCATCGAAATCAACTTCTAAGGTGAACTTCTCATTCTCAGTTTGAAGTACTGCTTGTTCATTCTCAGGGTCGATTGATTCAACTTTGAAAGGAGCTGCAACCGTTACAGGTTCGTTGTTAGCAGGGGTAAATGCATAAGCAGCAGTTAGAGCACTAATTACTCCTACGAATCCCATGGATTTGACTATGTTGGCTTTTATATTCATAATGACCTCACTCGTTGAGTAAAAGTCCCTGTCCGTCGAAAGCTAGGGGCTTTTTTGTTGGTTGGTGAGATATAATTTAGTATTTACTAAATATTTAGTCAAGAACTTTAGTGAATTTATTTGGTGAAAAATTTCGTATACACTAAAATAAGAAAACCCACACGGGGTGGGTTGGGTGAGAAGGGTAGTGTTTGATTTTTATTTATTGCTCATTACTTTGCTTCTGGCCTCTCTCGCCTCTTTACGAGCCTTAAGGGTTTTCTCAAGCATAGATATTTCTTTTAAATCACTCCATGCCAAAAAGAAACTTAATATTGAGGTTAAGCCTACAGATAAGACTAATGCTAAAAGATGCTGATTTGATAGTAAATTCAATGCATTGAAAACATACATTCCAAAAACAATCACTATAAATAAAATGGCAACATATAGTGATGATTTGCTCCTTATATCCACAGTAGACGTGAGGCGATCCCGCTCTGATTGATTTAAACCATCAAGCTTCAATGCATCGAGCATACCTTTGTAGGCTAGATAAATTTGACTTAACGGTAATAACAAAACAAAGGAAAATTGAACCAAGTTGATATTTACATCAAGGGCAAGAAATTTAAAAGTAACTGAAAAAATGACAAATAGAGCTACTAACACTAATGCAATAAATTTAGCGTTGTTGTAAAACGGCAAGTAGCGTTTAGCCATGATTAATCACCAAAATTAATATTGGTAGTCATCCAATTGTACAATTGAACTTTAAGGCCGTCGTTATAAACTTTATTATTGATTGTTTCAACAGATATTTTTCCACTCATCTTTAAGTTATCCGCTGTGACCTTAGTACCATCTTCAAGAGTTATAACATAATCATCATTATGTCTCATAGATGATGCAACAGTATCAATTACTTTTTGCCCGCTTTTGGATGTTTTTCGATTATAGGTGAGTGTTAATTTAAGCTTTAAATTAGCGTCATCAAGGCCATCTTCAAGTTTTAAATCATCCAAATCGACACCAAATGCAGTTTTTAAAACATCAACCACATTTTCTTCGATTTTGTAATCAATCTTAGCTGGTACGTTCGACTCTATTTTGTGAATCGGTTGCAATTCTGTTGATCCAATTCCAGATGAGATTGAGATGGTCTTGGCTGGCGTTGATTCCAATTTTTCTTTAATTGCCGGGTTCGGAGCATCTTTTAAGATTAAGGCACTATTCGCTGGTAAGGCTTTAGCTGCTTCACCCAAAAGCCAACCTAAATAAGACTCAAGAGTTCTTGCTGTTAATGATCTGGATTGAATAATTGCAACATGATTATCAATCACTCCAAAATATAAAACACTATCAATAAATTCTTTGCGCACTACTTCAACAGATTCATCCTCATCATCAGGTAAATCTTCCGTTAAGTAAGTTTTGATTGGGAATTCGGTAGCACTATCATTGTCTATTTTTAAAACAGCTTGAGCTTTACCAGACTCCACTATGATTAGCTCTCCAAAGAACATACTTTGATGTGAACTTGCGTGATTTATAAGGATAAAATCATCTTTAGTAGCCGATACAAATTGCTGCCTATTAATAGCTTTATGATAAAAAGAGTCTTTATCTAATAGTTGGGCTTTAAGTAAGTTTCCAAGGTTCGCGCCTTTTAGAAAGTCTACTTTTTGTAGTGTACGGTTTTGTCTTTTACAACTGTCTTACTCATTATTTTCCCCACCCGATCTGTTGTAAAGACTGTGTCGGGTTCACAGTTTAAATTTCTTGCTGCCCTGAAAACTCAATTCTTGAAAGAAAGCCAATGGGTAAAGCTATTTGCTCTCCTGTGATGGTTTCAAAATTAACCCAAATTGCTGATGCTTCATTCTCAAAATTAATACTAGTTAGTTTTACCAGATTATAGGGTTCTGCTTTGCCAGACATGATTATGTTAAAGCGACAATTTTCCTCACGAACATAGGAGATGAGCATTTGGTGTATTGCCGTCTGCTCAGAGCTTGTTAAGCCTCTATATTCGTGTAGTTCCGGTGGCTTGTATTTTTTGCTCATGGTATTTGCTATTAATTATCAGTTTATGTATTTTTAAAAATAAGGGTGAGGGGGGAGTTCGAACCTCCCCCCTCGGTGCTTACCAAGTGAAGAATTTGAATATCGATAAAAAGTCGATTTTTATCTTTAATCTAAATCCATTCTTAGTTCGCAGTTCCAGTAAAAACATGGCATAAACCTTGTAATTGCTGGTAGGCACCTACCAATATAATTGGTAACTTATATAGCGCTATGCCTAGCGCTTGCCCTGAAAAGTGTGCGCACACCGTAGGGGCGTCAGCTCACTATTGACACTGGACCTTGTCCTGCTCCCTGAGCAACGTATCTTTAGATCACCTTTAGCAGCTTCCTAGGCTGCAATTCGGGATTAGGTGTCCCGAATCCTTTAATGAGTTATTTCCCTATTGTGTCTCACCACAACCCCAATAATTGATATTTCAATTTGTGTTGAGTTATAGGTTGGGTAATCAGGGTTTAGTGGTACTAGTTCAACAACATCAACTCCAAATTCATTAATACCAATCACTCTGTACTTTTTGAAAGTTGTTCTTGCTATTCCATGTTGGACTTCTTGAGCAATTACAAGCGATCCAGGTTTAGGTTCAAGAGATGCATCAACAACAATTTCATCGCCAGCCTTAAATTCTGGTGACATGCTATTTCCTTCAACTTTAAGAGAGAAAACGCACTCTGGCTTATATCCTTGATATGTTGTGTAGCTTTCTCCAATAGGGTTTATTCCATCATAGCCAACATCATGGAATAGACCTGCTTGGACATAATCTAATAGGGGAATTGTTCGAAGGTTATTCTTGGTTGGTCCAACATTACTTTCAGACACAATAGGGCTTTGATCTTCTTGGTTTTCAAGATCTAAATAACCATTAGGCCAGCCTACTTTTTTCTCTAAGTTCCTAGCAGCTCTCTCGCCAAAACTACCGTGACCATTAATCATTTGTGAAATATGGCTCGTACTTAAGTCGTAATGTTCGCAAAAAGCTGCATCACTCTTAAATTTCCCAGATTCGATTAAAGCATCAATAGCTTTTCGCAGATTTCTGCGTCTTCTTGCAACAGTATCCATAAGCTCTATTTCATATAGTTTTTAGTAAAAAGTAAATTCGTATTCGCTAAATATCTGTTGACTTGTTTAGTGATTAAAATTAGTATTTACTAAATAAATCACTAAAGGAGATAACTATGTCTTCTTCAAACACAGAACAGCTTAAAGCTTACTTATCGAAGATGACTGTTGAAGAACGAAAAGCCTTTGCAAAAGCATGCCTAACGACTTTAGGGAATCTTCAACAAATTATTTATGTCAACAAAAAATGTGGTGCTGCATTAGCTATTCGAATTGATAAAGAAAGTGAAGGAAAAGTTCCTTGTGATGAACTTTGTCCTGATGTCGATTTCGATTATGTCCGCAGCCAAGCATTAACCGCTTAGGAACTAAACCATGAGCAAAGTATCAACCGAATTGAGTGCAAGGGCTAGAAATGAAGTTTCTAGAGTTTTGCAAGCCCTTGCATCAAGCAATCAAAGTCAGGTTGCCGAACAGTTGGGGATTGATCCAAGCACATTATCACGAATGAAAAATGATAGAAAATCCAATGGCTTGACTGAGCTTGAGAGCTGTTTGGTGCTATTGGACATTCTTGGATTTAAAACTGTACTCAAGAAATATCGAATGATTAGCGAGGAAAAACTAAATGCGCTTTTTGTGATGTCAAAAGCGTGGATGGAAAGCAAACAAACAATTGACGATCTTTTTCAAGATGACATTGAAGATTTCGGCATGTGTTTTGAGCTTGGATATAAAGAAAAAGCCTGATCTCGTAAATCAGGCTTAGTGTTCAAACAAGGTGGATTAAATGAACTATTCAATATTAGCAGACATTGAACTAAATCGGAAGATTAGTTTGTTTCAAAAAGCGGTTGAGGCTTATGTACTTAATCGAACTCTCGAAAACTCTATGGCATTGGCTAAAGCGAAAGCTGATTTAGCTGCATTTGTATTGAGAGGTGTTTGATGAATACGGCTTTTAACCTGGAACAATTTCTCAAGCAGGCCACCCCAGTGGAAGATAAATACACTAGAACACCAAATTACCTGGTGGATAAGGGCTATGTGTCTGAAATGACGGGTAGCGCCTTAAAATGCTATGTGGTGATTAACCGTTTTACTGATGGTTTTTGTCGTACAAACTGGTCAATTACTTCTACTTTCCTTCAAGAAAAAACAGGTATTAAGAAATTAAAAACCTTAACCGACGCTGTTCGTCAACTTGAACAATTAGGTTTGGTTTTGGTTGTTAGATCAACTGGTGAAACTAATAAATTTTCAATCATTCACCCTGAGTTTGAACTACCTGCCAAAATGGATGGTAGTACCGATAATGGTATGGACACTACCCCCGAAAATGGTATGGGGAGTACCCACCAAAATGGAGGGGAGACTACCCCCGAAAATGGTACTACTAAGAAAGAAACAAATAAGAAAGAAAATATTAAGAAAGATATATGTGAAATTTTCGAGTTCTGGAAAGTGGTATTTAACAAGAACGAGAAAACATTACTTTCTCTGACAAACGTGCTAGAAAAATCCAAGCTCGTCTTGTTGACGGTTACCAGGTTGAAGACATCAAATTGGCAATCACAAATTGTTCTAAGTCTGATTACCATGTTCAGGGCGGATATACTGACATCGAATTAATTTGTCGTGAACCAGAAAAGTTAGATCGCTTTATCAACATGTTCCCTAAAGCTGAGCAAATCATGGCTCCAGTTCCTGGAAGCTATGAAGCAGACATGGGGGATTGGTAATGTCGAATATTCATAACATCCCTATGGAACAAGCAGTTCTTACAGCATTGATGACTGTAGACAAATCATTTGATGTTGTAAGTAACGATCTTGATGTTGAGTGCTTCTTTCCGGAGCGCCACAAGCAAATCTTCCAGGCAATTGCCGACCTTGCGAATGAAAACAAGCCATATGATTTCGTTATGGTTGAGCAGCAGCTTAAACAAAACAACGTAATTCATTTGATGGGCGGCTCTGAATACTTACTTCAAATGTGCAGTGATGCACCTTCAAGTTTTTATAATCTGGAGTCTTATGTTGCTGAGCTAAACAAATTCAAGGCACACCGTGAAGTTGAGCATATCGGGCAAAGCATTGCTGAGATTGCTAAAGACTTAACAATTCCGGACGTTCACATTGCGGCAGAAAGCATTCTGGATGGTAAGAAAACCTCAAACGATGTTGAGAAAACTAGCTTCACTTTGGGTAAAAAGGTTGTTGCAAAAACACTAGATATAGGAATGGTTTACTAATGCCAGTTAATACTGAACATCAAGCTTATGCAGACATGAAAAAGCGTTGGGAAACTATCGACGATGTCTGTGATGGTTCTGCCACGGTTAAGAAGCGTGGCGAACTTTATTTACCAAAACCCAATGTATCGTCTGATTTAACGCAGAATGATCAATATTATTTGGCTTACTTAACCCGTGCTGTGTTTTATGAGATTTCTAAAGACACATTAAACAAGATGGTGGGCGTGGTATTTGCTGAGGACCCAACGTTCGAACCGGATGGAATGGATTTTCTTAAATACGATGCAGATGGTACAGGTAAGTCAATTTACCAAGTTGCACAATCTGCCTTGCAAGGTCAGCTTAAACATGCACGTGGCGGTTTATTCGTAGATTATCCAACTACTAATGGAAATGTGTCTGTACAGCAGGCAGAGAGCTTAGGTATTCGACCAACAATCGTATTTTATGAGTCGTTGAGCATTATCAATTGGAGTCTAAAGCGAGTTGGTTCGGTCTATAAGCCTGAACTTATTGTCTTGCATGAGAAGTCCACAGAAAAAGATCCAGAAGACGAATTCTCTAAGAAAGAAATCAATATTTACCGCGTACTTCGACTTGATGAAAACAATGAATATAACGTTCAAGTTTATACAGATAAGTCAGGAGAACTACAGGGCGGTGATGCCTTCTATCCAACGAATTCATTAGGCCAAAGATGGAATGAAATTCCTTTTATTCCTTTGGGGTCTTTGGCTAATGATTGGAATATTGACCCGATCCCATTAGAACCAATTGTCACTATGAACTTGGCCCATTATCAAAACAGCGCAAGCTATGAAGAAATGGTATTTATCTGTGGGCAAGCTCAACCAGTTATTAATGAACTTGATGAAGGTTGGCGCGACTGGTTGCAGAAAAATGGAGTTCGCTTAGGTTCTAAGAATCCTTTAATGCTTCCGAAAGGCTCATCATTTGACTACAAGCAAGTCACTGAAAGCACCTTAGCAAAACAGGCTATGGATGCTAAAGAAAAGTACATGCAGGCCATGGGTGCCAAGATTCTTGAGACGGAACAAGTCAATAAAACGGCTACTCAATCAAATAATGAAAAACTTGCTCAGTATAGTGTCCTTTCTTTGTGTGTGGCTAATACCAATGAGGCGATGGAATACGCGCTTAAATGGTGTGCTGCATATTACGGAAGCGGATCTAAAGCGAAACTCACAATTAAGCAAGATTTTGCTAAAGGCAAGATTGACCTTGATACGCTTAAGTTCTATTGGGAAATGGTGCTTGCTAATCGCATGAGTATGGAAACATTCCATGAGTTGCTTACTACTGGGAAAGTACCAGAAATTAGCTATGAAGACGAACAAACACGTATCGAAAGCGAGTCAGTCAATAGACCTATGGTGGTTTAAATCGCAGGAGTGACAAATGAACGTCCAGTTGTCACAACAAGCTCTACTTGATGCCCTGGTATCACATCAGGCTTATCTCTACCGGTTGTCTTCAACTGAAATTAATAATCTCCTAACACAATTTGATTCGCTCTCTAGTGAGATGCTTTCAAAGTTAAGAGATTTGTTAGATGACTTGAGTGACGCTGAAAAGACTGCATTGATGGCAGGACAATACACAACACCAGCATTAAAAGAAGTAAGGACATTAGTTCAGACTTGGCAGGCAAGTGTAGCGTCAGGATTGCTTGAGAGCTTCACTGTAAGCGCTACTGCATTAGCGGTGTATGAAGCTACATATCAGGCTAAAACCCTCGCTAATCGCAAAATAGAACCAAATGGAAAGACGCTATTCAACAAGGCAAAGAAAACGCCTTTAAGCGGTGGTGTGCTGCTTGATTACCTATTCGAGAAGATTGCAGACGATACAAAAGTACGAGTAGAGCAAACAATTCGAGATGGTCTATCTCGGGGTCAGACAAACCAGCAGATTGTTCAGCGAATTAAAGGCAAGAAGGCTCTTAATTACCAAGACGGTTTGCTTGATCAGAGTAGAAACCAGATTTCTACAATGGTACGAACTGCTCGAAGTCATGTGTCAAATGTGGCCTTGAATGAAACGTATCAGACCATTGGTGTTGAGTATGTAAAGTTCATCGCAACACTGGATAGCCGTACTTCTAAAATCTGTATGGGTTACTCTGACAAGGTTTATAAGAAAGATGAACCTCATCCTGTGCCACCACTTCACCCCAACTGTAGATCGATCCTAATTCCGGTTTCCAGATGATTCAGGAAAAACAATTGGGATGCGTCCATTTAACAATAAAGTGAATGGTGAGGGTGAGATAGGCGTGGTTGATTCAAATACAACTTTCAAAGGTTGGTTTGATAAACAAGATGCAGCTTTTCAAAAGTCTTGGCTTGGGCCTACAAGATACAAATTATTCCAAGAGGGGAAATACTCTCTAGATAAATTTGTGGATCCTTTGACTGGTCAGCCGTTCACTCTTGCTGAACTCAAAAAGCTTGATGAAGAAATGTTTAAGAGGTTGGGATTATGAGTATTAGCCCAGAATTCATTTTTGCATTAATTTTCATTGTTGGTGGGCTCATCTACTGGCAAAGAAAGAAACATTTTAAAGATTACTTAAAGCGGAAACGCTAAATAAAATTTCAACCTTAGCACCTTCGGGTGCTTTTTTATTCGCCCGCAGTTTGTGACTGCAAAACCGCTCAGGGAGCAAAACATGAAATACAAACTCGATAGCCTAGAGGGCTTATCAGATGAAATGAAGGCACTTTACGAAGAAAAAGACGGTGCATTCTATTTAAAAGTTGAAGGTCTGCCGCAGCAAGATAACTCAGAACTTGATGGCTTGAAAAAGAAAGTTGAAGAGCTTCTTGGTGAAAAGAAAACTGCGCAGCAAAAACAACGTGAAGCCGAAGAAGCAGCTCGAAAAGAGGCTGAGGAAGCAGCGCGTAAAAAAGGCGATGTAGCTGCATTAGAGGCATCTTGGCAAGCCAAACTTGAACAAGCAGAAGCAAAACATGCAGAAGCTACCAAAGCATTGCAAGACCAAGTCTACAAATTAACTGTCGGGCAAACAGCACAAGCATTAGCAAGTGAGCTTTCAATCAAAGGCTCGGAGGCAGTTTTGCTTCCACATATTACAAACCGTCTTCAAGTTGAAACTGATGAAAACGGTGAGGTCAAGTACGTGTACTAGATTCGCAGGGCAAACCTAGTGCTTTAAGTATTGATGACCTCAAAAAGAGTTCCGCGGCAATGTGGCATTCAAGCCATTAATTGTTGCTTCAAATGCGTCAGGAAGTGGGGCTTCTGGCGGTGGTTCAGGTGGTGGAGCTGCCAAGAAACCAAGTGAAATGACCACGCAAGAGCGCTTGGAATTCCAAAAGAATGACCCTCAAGGGTTCCAAGCAGCAGTAGCGAATGGTGACTTTAATAATTAATTATTGGGAGTAACTCCATGCCTTCTTTAGTAGAAGTATTTAACCGTGACGTAGTTTTATCTTACCTGCGTCCAAATCCTGTGGCAGTTTCGCCACTTGTGCAATCAGGTGCATTTGTATCTGATGAATCTTTACGTCCTTTGCTTACAAGTGGTTCATCAACATTCGTCGTTCCATACATTAACGGTGTGGATGGTAATGTTGAACAGAACTATGGCAACACCATTTTGACTGATATCGCAATGCCTCGCACGATTGATGCAAGTGAAATGCAAGGCCGCGTTGCTTATATGAACGAAGGCTTTCTTGAGTCTGTTCTTGGGCAGTATTTATCGAAGGTCAATTCACTTGAGCTTATTGGTGGAATGCTGAATAAGTATTGGCAACAAGCTGCCGAAAACCGTGCTCTAGCAACAGTAATTGGCTTGCGTAATTATGACCAGGCGAACGGCAAGCGATTCACTACTGACATCTCTGCTTCAACAGCAACAGATGCTTCACGTTGGTCAGTAGATGCCTACATTGATGCGGAAAGCACAATGAATGCTTCATTACGTGGACGTGGTGTGATGTTCGTGCATTCACGTATTGCTGCGAAGATGCGTAAACAGCAATTACTTGAACAAGTGACCACAAGTGATAACTTGCCACCAATCACCGTTTACAACGGGCGCGCAGTCATTGAAACAGATACCAATACGCAAATTGGCACAGGCGCAAACGCTAAGTTCATCACGATTCTTGCAGGTCCACGCGCATTTGCATATGACTCTGTTCCTGGTCCAAAAGATTTGAAGGTTGAAGAAACACAATCAACTGGTAATGGTGCTGGTCATGAAATCCTTTGGACGCGTCGCAACATGTTGATCCATCCGCAAGGTTTTAGCTTCATTGCACCTAAAAGACACTTTAACTGGTGGTACAGAGCGTGAGTCTTTAAGCGCTTCTTGGGCTGATTTGCAGAAGGCAGCTAACTGGGAACTTGTAACCAAACCAGAAGACACCTCAATCCGCTTCCTAATTACTAACCTTTAAGGAGAGCAGTCATGGCTGAGAAGCAACCAGACTACAAATACCAATACCCAACTGACCGCCGATATGCTGATGATGCGACTGACACATTAGCAGCAGGCACTATGTTTGACCCTGCCAAAACAGCGGGTGACTATGGCATTACAGATCCCCAAGTGGCTGTTCCAGTGCCAGAAGCACCGCTGAATGGTGGTGCATAACTAAAGCAGGGCGGCTTTCGGGCCGTCCTTCTTAATTAGATTTTTAGGATTAAGCTATGAACTATGTAACAGTCGAAAGTGTGACTCAAAAGCTAGGGCCTGACTGGTGGGGAACTGGTGATCCGGTTATTGCTGTGATGCAGGCTAATGCGTGGCTTAATGCTAGAAATTTACCAGACTATCCAGAAGGTGAAATGCCAGATGCGATTCTTACGGCTGGCGCTTACTTAGCAAAACTGGCAGCAGCAGGGCAACTCTACACAACTAAAGAAGGTGTAGTAGCATCCAAAACAGTCTCTGCACAGTCTGGCACGTCGGTAAGCAAAACATACGTTGCAGGAAAAGAAGAGGCAGTCAGTGGTGATATGCAATTCATCCTTGATCTGCTTGAGCCATTCTTTAGCGAGAAGTATCACATCAACACATATGTCATTACGGAGTAAGTCATGGGAATGCGTGATGAGATCCAGCAAGAACTTGTTGCTGCCTTTGATGCTGAGGATGAGCTTGCGGATGCAGTTGATTCCTTTACCTGTACTCGCAAAATATTAACTAGTTCTAATCCCGCTACTGGTGAAGATGCTTACGCCGAATATGTCTATAGCGGTAGAGGCGTCCTATTTGGCTCTTATTTAAAAGATTTGGTGAAGCCTATAGATTACCGCGCAACAGACTCCAAAGGCGTGCTCCTGCAAAATGAAGTGAAAGATACAGCAGGAACTTTAGTTGAACCAGATGTTAATGACATTTGGGTGATTGAAGGTAGTAATTATCGGGTTGTGAGTTACGGAAAAGATCCAGCGGACGCAACATGGATTGCTCAATTGAGGAAAGTCTAATGATTAACTTAGATGATGGGAACTTAATAAGTCAGGCTGTAAACCAAGAGGGCGTTTATCACGCTGAGGTTCGCAAATCCACTAATGGCCCAAAGAAGGTGCTGTTAGATGGCGAAGAATGTAAGTATGTACTCTTTGCAGATACTAACAAAGGCTATCTTATTCGACATAAAACCACCATTGACGGTCGAGTGTTTACAGTAGGGAATGAACCAGTATTTGAGATACTGTTTGGTAAAGTTGAGGTGACTTTTAATGGGCTGGACAAGCAAACCGAGTGCCTTCACTAAAACGATTGAAGCCGACCTTACCAAAAAACAGAAAGATATTGTCATTGATGCCTTGCAGGGTGTTGTTCTTTCGAGCGCGGTGGACACTGGTGCAGTGAGAGCAAATAACCGTATTGGGATTGGTCATGTAGATGGGAAAGCTGACGAGAATGAGGTTGATAAGGGTGGGCAACGCACTTTAACTCGCGAATTGGCTAAATTAGGAAGCCTTAAGCCATTCCAAACGGTGTATTTATCAAACAGCCTGCCTTATGCATATATTCTTAACTATGGCCTTTACCCTAAGAATCCAAAGGTTGAAACAGGTAAAACTGAAAACGGCTATAGTCGCCAAGATCCCACAGGATTTTACGAGACAACATTTATGTATATATCTGAAAAGTATAGGTAAATATGATAAAATAATACTAAAACAAGGCCCATAAAGATTGCAGTCTAAATGAGCCTCTAATCAAAACCTACTTTCTTGGAGTATGTTATGACTAATGTGGATTTTCCATCGAAAAAATACAAAATCAACCCCACCAGCTTGACACCCAAATGTTCATAGATAAGTCGGTGGGCTTATATGGTGATAAATTTGAATACGATTGCACTAACTATATTAATGCAAAGACAAAAGTTGCGATTAGGTGTAAGAGTCATGGTGTTTTTAGCATTCTCCCATCCAATCATTACAAGAAACATGGTGGGTGTAAAGCTTGTGTAAATGATGGCTTAAGGATAACTGATCATATTGAACGCTTTAAATCTGTTCATGGTGAGAGGTATGATTATTCAGAATTCAAGTTTAATGGTGCTAGAGAAAAATCAACCATTATTTGCTCAGAGCATGGTTCTTTTCAGCAGACCTATCATCATCACTACATGAGAAAGCAGGGCTGCCCACAGTGTATAAAAAATAGAAGATTAAACATTGAAATAATATTGGAAGCATTTAAGAAGGTTCATGGCGACCGCTATGACTACAGTTTGGTGGAGTTTAAAACAAACAACAGGGCAAAAGTTAAAATCGTTTGCAAAGAACATGGGATTTTTGAGCAGCAGATTGCCTCGCATCTACAAGGGAGGAACTGCCCAAGCTGCTTCAATAATGCTGGGTGGTCGCGCACTGACTATATTCGCTTCTGTGAGAAATATGGAAATCAATCGTCCCTTTATCTTATAGAACTCGTAAAGGGAAGAGAAAAGATTTTTTAAGGTTGGCATGACGGCTTTAGGCTTAAAGAAAAGATTCTCAGGAAAGTGTTCATTACCATATAAAATAAAGCCTATATTTATTTTAAAGGCTGATTCTGGATTTATTTATGACTTAGAAAGCACTCTACATAGAATGTTGAAGATCCATAAATATGAGCCAAATATAAAGTTTGAAGGCCACACTGAATGCTTCTCAGAAATCCCAAAAAGTGTTTTTAAGTTCATTGAACAAATAGATTCATCTGCACAAATGCAATTGATTACATAAAAGATTGCAAGGCCTCAGAAATCAATGGAACCATTATGGCAAATAATTTTGACCAAGCTAGAAAATTCATAATTGAGCGAATGATGGCCTTCCCATATCTCGATCAATCCAGAATTCAATATCCGAATGCAAAACTAATTTCTGTTCCTACAGAAGGATTATGGGCGGCCATATACATTAATTGGGGAGGCTCTATAGTGGCCTCTATTGGAGACGCTCCATGTGTAAGGCGGACGGGAATAATTCAAATCAGGCTTATGAGTAGACCTGAAACACATGAAGTTCAGATAACGCAAATGGCTGATCAATTACTTCAGCATTTTGAATTCTATAGAAAGGAAAATCTTGAACTCTTACAGGGTTCAATTCAGCCCTTGGCATCATCTGATTTTTATGAATTCATGGTTAGTATTGGCTTTAGAGTCAATTAAAAATTTAAATATCCAACGCCCTCAATTCGAGGGCTTTTTAATGCCCGAAAATTAAGGAGAACTTAGATGAGTTCTGGTGCACGTCAGCTAACACAAATAGCTAAAGAAACAACAATTGGTGTTACACCAAGCCCATTTGATCGTCAAACATTTGAATTCACCGAAAATGCATTAGATGCTACGGTAACTAAAGAATCGTCTAATTCGATTGCAGATTCGCGAATTGCCCGATCATCAATGATTACTGGTGCTGAATATGCGGGCGATTTAACTTGTGAAGCTAAATACAGTCCATTGATTCAAGACTTGATGGCCGCAGCCGCTTTCAATAATTGGGATAACAATGTTCTGACTTTTGGGGAAACGTACGTCAAACATTTAGTGTGCTTCGCGGTTTCACTGATGTAAATGACTACCATATTTTTAAAGGCGCTCATGTAAACACCTTTGGAATTGATATTCCAGAGCAAGGCTTAATCACCATGACTTTCGGGTTAATGGCTCTAGGTCGTTTGGGTGCAACTACTCCTCCATTGGGCACAGTAACGCCAGCCGATGACAATCCTAAAATGTCTAATATCTCTGTAGGGGATATTTTGATTGATGGTGTTTCTCAAGCGGGCATTTCATGTATTACAGCTTTTACATTCAATTGGGATAACTCAATGCAGGTTCAACGCTGTTTAGGCAGTGGTATTGACCCTAAGAAGATTCTTGAAATGATTGCAGCAGGGACAGGATCATTTACAGCAGCTTGGTCTCAAAACACCTCTGAGATGTACGCTAAACAATTCACGAATGCCAATATCTCTCTACGTGTGCCAATTACAGACAGTGAAGGCAATGAATATGAGCTCTTTATTCCTAAAGTTGAAATTACGGCAGGATTACCTACAGGTGGCACAAGCGACATCTTAAATACTTCTTTTGACTACACAGTGGTTGATGAAGCACCAACAATTACTCGTACACCGGCAACGCCTTAATAAGGGGAAATAAAAGTGGCTTTTGATATTATTGAAAAGAATAAAGACATTACTTACCCATTTGAATGGGTGGACTTTCCAACTGGCGGCAAATTTAAAATTAATGGGATTATGCAACCTGAGTTTCAACGGGCACTTGAGATTTTTAATCTAGAAACCGCAGAAGAAAAGGCTGACATTAACCTTATTACAAATGAACGCATTGAAAAGCGTAATGATAAGTTTGCTTATGCAGTTGGTGTATTCCTTGTGAATGATTGGAAGGGCATTGAATTAACAGATGGATCGGCACTTGAATACAACCGTACTAACGTTGAAACAATCTTCTGTAAATCTGCACAAAAGAATCAATTAATTGATTTTGTTATTAAGGAAGCTACACGCATTCAAACAGAATCCCTTAAGAAAATTCAGGGGCTTGTGGGAAAGTCGTCAGCCTCTACGAGTGGGCAAAGTTCAGCTCAGAAGAAGAAGCGAGCGACTACAGCAAAAAGCAAAGCGCAGTCGCAAAAGCTTTAAATCTCAACAACACTAAGGTTTTAACTAAACCTGACTATTCTTATGTAGCTAATGCCATCCTGTCTGCATATAACACAATTGCACGATCTAGACGCTATGAACAAGGTGTTCCTCTGGCGTTAGATATCTCAGCAATTAATGCTTATGTTGAGCAATATGATTTACCGGTTGAACGGTTCATCTTTAATGATTGTATCTTTACGCTGGATAACTTGTTCTTGGATGAGGCGCATAAGAAGGCTACGCAACGAGCGACGAAGACTTAGGTGCTGATAAATGAGCATGGATAGTGAACGCACGACACATTATCGTCCACCTAATGTTACATAATATGGTCATGTGGTTGACATTGACGCGACGATTCTGTATTGACAAAATTTACTATAGTAAATAATATGCCAACATAACGAACCTTAATGGTCGTTCATTTTTATTAATGAAGTTTAACTTCAAACTTATTATCGCAGCCTGTATTTGGGAATCACTATGAAAGCTCCAGCAATGTTGGTTACACCAACTTTTGGTGTAACTTCAACTCAAAAAATTATTGACGAAGCGCAAAAACAAATCACTCCAGCTCGTAAAACACGTTTAGAGAAATTAGCTCAAATTGCTAAAAGCGCATACAGAAACTAAGAGGTAGTAATTTGTCCACAGAGATAGAAATTTCTGAGGTCGAGTTAATACACCTAGAATCAGATCAAAAGCATCTTTATCAAGAATTTGAATGTGAGCGAGAAGAGCTTAACAGGTTTTTGATAGAAGATGCTTTTGAGTATCATAGTTATGGTTTAACTAAGACAACTTTAGTTGTACATAACAGTGAACTGATAGGTTACTTTAGTCTATCAGCTGATAAAATTGTACTCACCAATAGTGAAAAAGCAGACTTAGCGTTAAATGGCGAATTTCCGATTACTTATTTTCCAGCAGTTAAAATCACCAAACTAGCGGTGGACAAAAAATTTGCTCGGATGGGTTATGGAACTGTAATTTTAGAGTTAATTCAAGGGGTTGTTTATAGTCATCTTTTTGCAGTTAGGTTTTTAACTTTGGATGCAGTTAATGAGCCTAAAGTAATAAGTTTCTATGAAAAAAATGGTTTTGTTACAAGCCTTCATGAAGCTAGTGAAAGAAGGCAAAAAGAAACCGAGAGACTATATTAATGCATAAAGATATATTTGCAGATTAACCACCTCTGGGGGGGGTTTATTGCTTCCTAATTAGCCTATTGCTAAATTACCCTCAAATATGAGGGTATTTTTATGCTTAAGGACTATCTTGGGCCTGCCGCTGAACATAAACATAAAGCAGATCAGGCAATTAAAGAAAAGAGATTTGATGATGCTTGGCGACATCTTAATGAGCAAAAATAAATTATTTTCAGCACGCAAAACAATGTAATTTTACTGAAAAGCAAACTTTGGGGCTTGATGCGGTCGTGCACATCACAATGGGCAATTTACTTAGAATAGAAGGTAAGCATCCACAAGCTTTGTATCATATCGCTTATGTTTATAAGGTGGGTAAGCTAGAGAACCCACTGAATGACAGTAATGATGATAGATTAAGAATCTACTATAAAAGAGCAAAAGAAAGACGATGGATTTGAAAACTTTAAACAAGGGCTGGATCTACTTCCTAGTTATGATTATCAGTCAGTACAAAATTTTTCAAGCAGCCTTTTGAATTCTGAAAATGGAACTCAAGGACTTATTACTTCTCCTCAAATTGAGGAAAAGCCTATTAAAAAAGCTTCAGAAATTAATAAAGAAGAGATAAACAACAGATTTTTGACTGAACGTAAGGCTAAAAAGAAGGAAGTGCATATAGGGATTCCTCCTCCATTAAAAAAAGCCCGAAAAGAAGCAAGTTACTGAACTTGAAAGGACAAATAACCCTACAAAAACCACATCTACTAAAAAGTAAATCAAATGCTGAAGATAAAAAGGGATTAGCTTCAGGATTTGTTATAGCGGCGGCTTGTGTTGTGTTAGGTTTGATTCTGCTATTTTGGTTGTTATCTTAAAAAATGAGACAAAACTAGAATCTAATCAAAGTCAAGGTTAGACTTTATCCAAAGATAAGGGTTTGGAAATATGCAAAAGATAATTTTATTAGGGTTAATAAGTTTGATGAGTGGATGTGCTACTACTGCAAACTTCTTTGAATTAACACCTACAGAAACTAACAATTACGGTTATTGGACAGGTGCACATTCAAATGTTTCTGTTGCTACTTTAAAATTAAATAAAGACGGCACAGGGATTATTTGTCAAGACTATCAAGGCGAAGCAAAGGTTCAATCAATCAAGAAATTAGGCAATAAAGTTTATACACAAGATGGATCTTTTGGACAATTAAATCTGAAACTAATACGAACCTAGAGCTAGCTTATGGTGCAGGTGGTAGTTACAAGTTAATCAAAGATGACCAGAAAACTAATATTTCACCAGCCTGTAAGGCTAAATTAGACTAAAAGTATTATCAAAAAGCCCGACCAAGTGTCGGGTTTTTTATTGCCTTGAATTTGGAGAATGAAATGCCTGAATCTGTAAGCCGCTTGGTTATTGTGGTAGATGCCAAAGATGGCAAAAAGAAGTCGACGCTTTAGATAAGTCTCTAGGTAATGCTGAGAAACAAGGCGATAAGACTGCAAAATCTATTAAAAATGTAGGCCAAGAGACAAGTAGAACTACTGATCTATTCTCCAAATTTAAGGAACAAATTAATTCATCTTTAGGCAATACGCGCATTGGTTCCGTAATAGGTGATGTCACTGAAAAAGTTGCAGCTTTGCGTGGTGGTGCTTTGATGGCAGGTGCAGCACTTACAGGAATGGCGGTGGGTGGTGCAGCAGTAGCATTTGCTGGGCTTTCCGCAATGGTAATTCAAGCCGCTAAAGCGGATGCTGAGATGATTGTCTTAGCAAATAGGGCTAACACTAGCACACAGAACTTTCAAATCCTTTCACATGCTGCTGAACAGCTTGGTATGTCGCAAGATGGTTTGGCGCAGTCATTAGCTGATGCACAAGAGAAGCTCGGTGAATTCACTGCTAGTGGTGGCGGAGGTGAGGCGGCAGACTTCTTTGATGCCTTAAAAAACAATACCAAAATGACTGATGCAGAGATTCAAAAGTTTGCTAAGACTTTGCAGGGTAAAGATGGTGTTGAAGCGCTTCAGCTAATGAAAGATAAGCTTGATAGTGTTGGAGCATCTGCACAAGAACAGAGATTTGTCTTTGAAAGTCTAGGTAATGATTTAGGTAATTTACTTCCATTGTTTGAAAATGGAGGGGCTTTATTAGATCGTTATGGAGAGGCATTAACAGAAGCGGGGATTATCAAAAGCAAAGAAGCTATTGAACAGTCTCGACTGCTTGCTGCTCAAACTAAGTCAGTTCAAACTCGTTTTGAGGGATTTGAAACCCAATTAGCATCTCAGATGATGCCTGTGTTGAACTCACTTTTAAGTAGTTTCTTACAAGGGGCTGAAGATGGTGGCCAATTTGGTTCCGTTATTCAATCTGTCGGTGTAATTGCTAAGGGTGTAGCAGTAGGGATTATTGGACTGGCAAGTGCAATTCAGGTCGTTATAAGACACATCCAAGGTTTTGTAGAGCAGGCTAAAAATATTGGTTCGACAGCTGTTAATGTTTGGAATGCTGATGGAGTTGTTGCTAAAGGGCAAGCTCTAGTAAATGGGTTTAAAAATGGCTGGTCTATCGCTAGTGATACTGTAAATGATTCAGTAGCAACCATTAAAGGCTCAATGAAATCCATGAATGATGTACTTGATGCATCAGTACCTAAACTTGATAAGCTTGGTCAGTTGTACTACGACACCAGTGGTGCAATAGATAAAACCAACAAGGGCCTTAAAACAAACGCAAAAGAAGCTAAAGATGCAGAGAATGCTGCAAAGAAAGCTGCTCAAGAGTCGAAAAAGCATGCTCAAGAATTAGAGAAGATCAATGAAGAACGTCTCAAAATTCAATATGAATATTCTGATAAGTCCAAACAAATTGAGATGGATTTGCAGAAGGAAATTGAGCGCTTACAGAAATACGGCATGAACCAATATGTGTCTGTAGCGATTCAGAAAGCGAATGATGCAAAACTCATTAGTGATGCCCAACTTGCTTATGATCTTTACTCCTTCAAGATGAATGAGCAAGAGAAACTTAACGCAAAAACTAAGATTGAAGGGCTCAGAATCCAGAAGAGTAGTGAATACAACGCAGAGGAAAAGAAGTCTCGTTTAAAAGCCTTAAAGGAACAATACGATTATGAAACTAACCTAATCAATCTTGCTGCCGAACAAAGAAAACGTGCTTATGAGCAGACTTATAGTAATTCACTAAGAGATATTCAACAGGCTAGAGCGCTCTTGGCAGCACCCAAAGGTGAACGTGAAGGTTTATCAACGCAGTTCGGGGAAAGTAATGCAATGTCTGATAATGACAATGCATTATTGAATGAACAAGATAACTTAAAAGCAAAACTAGCCAAAGGTGAAATTCTAACTCTTGAATACAACAAGCGTATTGAGGATGCTGTTAGGCTCCATGAAGAGAACAAATTCAAGATCCAAGAGGAGTATGCACAGAAATATCAAGATTTGCAGAAGGGTCAATATGAATCTCAGTTGCAAATCTGGTCCAGTCTTTTAAATCAAGGACAATCTGTGTGGTCTAATTTAACTCAATCAGTAAAGGATGCAAGTGGAGAACAATCCAAGCGATATAAAACTATGTTTGCTATGCAGCAGGCGTTTGCTATTGCATCAACCATTGTTTCTGCGCATCTGGCAGCTGCACAAACTACTGCTGATATTACACTTCCTTTCGTTGGTAAGGTTCCAGCAGCAACCGCAATTTTGGGATTTGGATATGCCCAAGCAGGTTTAATAGCAGCGCAAACTATCGCTGGTTTCTCAGACGGTGGTTATACCGGTAATGGCCTTAAACACACTCCAGCTGGCATTGTGCATAAAGGTGAGGTTGTTTGGTCTCAAGAAGACATTAAACGCTGGGGTGGTGTTGGCGTTGTTGAAAGCATGCGTCAAAGTAAACCAAGTGGTTATGCAAATGGAGGTTATGTTTCTAATAATACTAGTGAAGCTATAGCAACACGACGGGAGGCACGACAATTTGATGCGATTAGTTCTGGAAGAATTGGGAAGTCTCAACCCACGGTGACCATTATCAATCAGACTTCGGAAAAAGTGGATGCTACCTCTGAATGGGATGGTAAGGAGTTAACAGTTATCTTAAAAGAGTATCAGAAACAAAATGAGGCAATGGTGGATGCAAAGATTGAAAAACGAGTCCGAATGTCCAAACGACAGGGATGGTAAAGAAATCACATTGCTACCATCATAAATTAGCTTGAATCCACTCAAATGAGTGGGTTTTTCATTTTGTGTTTTAGCCCATTCGCCCAGGATATCCAAGGGGGGAAATTTAAGAGCGAGAAAAACAGAACAATATAATAGGGGCTTTTTTAGCACCTTTTATATTTTACATACAAAAACCCTCGACTGCAATCGAGGGTTTTTGTTTTCCATCACTCGCCTAAGCAAATAGGAAAAAGTATCGATGCATGAAATTATAGCAATAGTTCTGCAAAAAGTAGAGGTAATTATGAAAGAACATGGTTTCTGGAAAGTAACAGGATCTATTTTGATAGGAATTTTAATCTGGCAGTTTTCAAACATACTTAATGCTACCGCAAAGTTGATTGAGGTTTTTCAATGAACGAAAAATACACTTTTTGGGATGTATTTAAATCATCACTCATGATTTCCATCCCAATATTCTTGTGGAAATTACCTGAAATCATTGCTGCAATTAAAGCTTAAAACCGACCCAAAATGAGGTCGGTTTTTAATGGATTCAATTTATGAGCGACCTTAAATTCACATTCGAATGTGACTTAGATGGCAATAGTAATACCCAGCGCTTTAATACGTTATCAAGCAAATTTGGTGACGGTTATGAGCAAAACATTGCTGTAGGTATCAATAACCGATCTGGTGAATGGACTTATCAAAGAACGGCTTATAAAGCCGAAATTATGCAAATCAAGGCATTCTTTGATGATCACAAAGGAGCTGACTCGTTTCTTTGGGATTCGCCTTTTAGATGGTGAGGTCCGAGTAAAAACAGGTGAATATCAACCCCGTTGTTTAGGTGGTGATGTTTGGCAAATCTCAACGACATTCACCCAAGTTTTTTACCCTTAATTTAAACCCCTTTAAAGCCCCTTTTTAGGGGCTTTTTTTATGCGAGTAAGAAAATGACGATTCAAACAGTAAATCTTGGCACAGCTCCGACTGGCGCAGGTGGTGATACATTTCGTTCAACTGGCGCAAAAATGAATGAAAACTTTACGAACTGGACACATGCTGCAAGTCGATATGTGGGAACGCAACCGGGTAACGTGATGGAAGTTGGAGCCTTTGGCCTAGGTAAAAAATATGATCCAGCTCCCTATGCCAAATGATACAGACAATTTATTGGGTGGTGGTTTTTACTATTATGATGTTAATTCATCTGCACAATGTTCTTGGAATGATGTGGGAACTAATTTTTTGTGCTTCGTAGTAATTTTGCCAATAATCCACTTGGTTTTGAGTTAGGAAATCTACCCTATAACAATGCTTACTATCTAAGATGCTCAACTCCAAATGCAACTAAAAAATGGAATACCCCTGTATTAATTAGACATTCAGGTAATACCACAATTGATTCGAACGGTTTTCTCAAAGCCGCGTCACCAGTAGTTAAATTGTTTGCAGATAAAATTGAACCTAACGATGAAGCCGCAGAACAGCCACTTTCATTTGAGAAACTAGACATTGGGCATTATCTAGTAAAAGGGTCATCTGGTTTCGCTAAAGAAGGCTGGTGGATTGAAATTCCTACCGACACTCATGGCAATAAGATTTGTGCAGTTGAATATCAGACCTTGGAAAATGGTGATCTTGAAATTAAGACATTCAAGAAAAAGCTAAATGATGAAGGCGATATTGTTGCAAATCTCGATGCACCAATTGATATACCAACGAATGTAAATGGCGAGCCACGCTGGATCGATATTCGATTAAACAGCATTAAAAAGACAATCGTTAGAAAAATTCCACGTACTGAAAAACAACCGCGTATGGTCCAGCAAGTAAAATATGCACCGCAATTGACCTATATCACTAAATACGAAGATTTATTTGATGATGAAGGAAAAGCTGTAATTGTGGATGGCAAGAATTATAAAAAGCCAGTAACTCACATTCAAACTGATCAAAACGGTACGCCTATTTTGTCGAATCAACCAGTCATTAATGAAAATGGTGAGCCAGTTTTTGAATGGGTTCAAGCAGTTGATAGTGAAGGAAATCCTGTTTTTGATGATGTGCCAGTCTTAGACAAAGATGGAAATCCAATCTATGAAGAGGTGACTTATGACCCTGAATAGTGATTTCCAGAAGCTTTATGTAGATGGATTAATCCATTTATATGAACTTGATGCCAGTAACTTAGGTGCTGGCATCTTGCGTTTTCACGGGCATATTTCTTTTCAAGACTGGGAGAAAATCTACTCTTCAATTGGTTCCGAAGGTTTAATTGGTGCCGACTCTGGCAGTATTGGAAAGATATTTGATATTGGTGACCAGAAGGTATGGAACCGCAATATTATTTGGCAGGGACAAATTTTTGAGCCAATGGCACTTGATGTGTCTGGTCTTGAAATGCGTTCAGATGGTAAAGCTTCAGCGCCCACTTTGAGCATGGCGAACAACATTAATGGTATCCAGAATGCAGTTTCTGCTTACTGTTTGCAATTTAAAGACTTTGCTGGGGCTAAGCTTAAAGTCATTACGACACTTGCTAAATACTTAGATGCTGAGAACTTTACAGCAGGTAATCCAACTACATCGAATGAATCAAAAGAGCAAATCTGGTACATCGAGCAAAAGACATCTGAAAATGCACAACAAGTGACTTTCGAGCTGTCCAATCCAATCGATTTTGAGGGTTTGAAAATCCCAGTTCGACAAATTACTTCACTTTGTCATTGGTGCATGGTCGGGAAGTATCGGGGCGAAGAGTGTGGTTACACAGGTGTTGCAATGTTCACTGATAAAGATGAGCCAACAGATAATCCGGCACTTGATCGATGCGGAGGATGTTTACGTTCTTGCCGATTGCGATTTGGTGAAAATAAGCCATTGCCTTTTGGCGGGTTCCCTGCATCAAGTTTATTGTGAGGTTTTATGAAACTTACAGCAAAAACCAAAAAAGCAATCATGGCGCATGCTGATGAATGCTATCCGCTTGAATGCTGTGGTGTGATTGTTGATAAGCAATATATCGCTTGTCGCAATATTGCCGAACAATCTGATCAATTTGAAATTCATCCCGAGGATTTGGCAAATGCTGAAGATCAAGGTGAAATTACTGCATATGTTCATAGCCACCCAGATGGCACTACAAGAGCCTCAGAACTAGACTTAATCCAGATTGAGTTACATCAAAAGCCATGGGTAATTTGTTCATATCCGGATCTGGATTTTCAATTTTATGAACCATTTAGTTATCGCGCCCCTTTAGTGGGGCGTAATTATTTTCATGGCTGGCAAGATTGCTATGCACTGATTCGTGATTTTTATAGTCGTGAATTGGGCGTAGAACTGATGGATTTCGAGCGTAAAGATGCATGGTGGGAAGATAAAGATCATCCATCACTTTACCTTGAGAATTACGAAAAAGCGGGCTTCTATGAAGTTGATACACCGCAGTATGGCGATATGCTTGTTTGTCGTGTTGGGCGTACCGAGCATCCTAATCATGCGGTTGTTTGGCTGGGTGATAATGGACAGCTTAAATCGGAGCAAACTGAGCAATGCATAGGTTCAAGCTTAATTCTGCATCATCCATATAACAGAAAGTCAGTACGCGAAATTTATGGCCAGCAGTGGAGTGAACGTACTGTAAAAATCTTGAGGCATAGAGATGTTAAAAACAATTAAGCTGTACGGCATCTTGGGGCAAAAGTTCGGTCGTGAATTTAAGCTCGATGTCGCAAATACGCGTGAAGCCATGCGTGCTTTATCCGTTCAGATCGCTGGCTTTGAGCATTTTATGTTGCATGCACATGAGCAGGGCCTACGCTTTGCCGTGTTTTTTAAAAATAAAGAACTCAAGTAATAAACGAGGCAAGAAACGCCCAGCAATTTACGATCATGAAACTAAGCGCCTAATCACTGGTGACAATATCGGTGAAGAACAGCTTGATATGAATACTGAAGCTGAGGTTATTCATATTGTTCCACGTGTAGTTGGTGCAGGCGGTAATGGAATATTACAGACTGTATTGGGTGCTGTGATGGTCGTCGTAGGCGTTTTGATGACGGTAGGTACATTGGGTGGGGGAGCGCCATTAGGTGCTGCATTGATTGGTTCAGGTATTGGAATGATGCTTGGTGGGGTGGCCATGATGCTTATGCCAAAGGTTGATACTACTCAAGATCAAAACCAAGATGGAAACAGAGCGAATAAAGGCTTTGGCGGTGCAGTTACCACAGTTGCACAAGGTAATCCTGTTCCAATTCTTTATGGTCAACGGGAAATCGGCGGCTTCATTGTGAGCGCAGGTCAATATCCTGAAGATCAGATGTAAATTTTAATTAACAGGCGCTTTCTAGCGCCTTTTTTATTGCGTGAGATTTCTTATGAATGCAGTAGTAGGCGCAAAAAGGGAAGTAAAAAACAACGGCAACCCGTAATTTCTCCAGATTCTGCACAGTCAAAAACTTATATTAAAGTCTTATATGGATTAGCTGAAGGAGAAATTGAGGGGCTAGCAAATGGGCTTCAGTCAATTTATTTAGAAGAAACTCCACTTCAGAATGCAGATGGAAGCCTTAACTTTGAAAATGTAAAAGTTGATTTTAGAAATGGTACTAATAATCAGGAATACATTGAGGGTTTTCCTGCAGTAGAAAGTGAAACTGCCATCGATGTGGAGTTAAAGTCTGAAACGCCATGGGTTCGAGCTTTTAGTAATCTTGATCTTGATGCTGTTCGTTTGCGCTTAAAGTGGGGTCCTTTGCGTACTCAGAATGCTACAAATGGTGATGTATCAGGCGTAACGATCGAATACGCAATCGATTTACAGACAGATGGAGGTGTCTGGACTGAAGTACTAAAAACCAAGATTTCAGATAAAACCTCTGCAAATTACGAGCGAGCACACCGCATTGATTTACCTCGAGCTGACTCAGGTTGGCTAATTCGAGTTCGCAGACTTACTCCGAACTCAACTTCAGAGTATGTCAGCGACAAGATGTATATTGCAGCTGTAACAGAAGTGATCGATGCGAAATTACGCTATCCAAATACAGCATTATTGGGTCTTCAGTATGATGCTGAGACTTTTGGAAACGTTGCTAAAGTTGCAATGGATGCGAAGGGGAGAATCCTAAAAGTCCCTACAAATTATAATCCGGTTACACGTCAGTATGTTGGAATGTGGGACGGTACTTTCAAAGAGGCATATTCTAATAACCCGGCTTGGATATATTACGATATATGCACAGTAGACCGTTATGCTTTGGGTGACCGCTTAACCCCGCTAATGGTTGATAAGTGGTCTTTATATCGTTTAGCACAATACTGTGACCAAATGGTGCCGGATGGGTTGGGCGGTCAAGAACCACGCTTTACTTGTAACGTTTATCTTCAGAGTGCCGAAGGTGCCTTTGAAATTTTAACTAAGTTAGCAGGTGTATTCCGTGCCATCACATTTTGGGATGGCAATAGCATTATTTGTGATGCGGATATTCCTCAAGATACTTACTTCACTTATACCCGGGCTAATGTTATTGATGGCAATTTTGAATATGCAGGTACTCGTGCTCGAGACAGGCACAATGTTGTAAAAATTGCATGGGATAACCCGGCTAATCACTACAAAACCGAATATGAGTTTGTTCGCGATGAGAAAGCAATTGCTGAAGCGGGCCAAATTCGTATTCTTGAGCTTGACGCATGGGGATGCACTTCGCGAGGACAAGCGCAGCGAGCAGGCTGGTGGGCATTAAAGTTCGAGCAACTTGAAACACGTACTGTGTCTTTCAAGGTTGGTCTGGACGGTTATATACCATTGCCGGGGAAAGTGATTGAAGTTGCTGATCCTTTATTTGCAGGTCGTGCAAATGGTGGTCGTGTATCAGCTATTTCAGCAGATCGTAAAAGCATTACGCTTGACCATGATGATGTGGTCGCAGTTGCCGGTGACAGGCTGATTATTAATGGCGAGGATGGCAAAGCTCAAACTCGAATTGTTCAATCGATCTCGGGTCGAGTGGTTACTGTTACTCATGAGTTTGATGCTATTGCCGCTCAAAATGTATGGGTTATAGATGCCCAAGATTTAGCAACAATGAAGTTTCGAGTGATTTCTATTACCCAAGATGAGCATCATCAATTTTCAGTGACTGCACTTCAATATAACCCAGCCAAATTTGATGCCATTGATAAGGGTGCTTATTTTGATGAGGTTCCGATTTCGATTGTGAACCCAACAATTCAAGAACCAGTTTCAAATATTGTTATTACAAGCGAAGATCGGGTGGATCAAGGTATTAATGTTGCCACCATGGTTGTGTCTTGGACGCAAGCAAAAGGTGCGGTTAAGTATCTGGTTGAATGGCGGAAAGATGATGGTAGCTGGATTAAGCTTCCAGTAACCGGCAATAACTCAGTCGAAGTACCAGGTATTTATGCGGGTCAATATCAAGCACGAGTAACAGCGATTTCAGCATTTGAGATTGCTTCTTTACCAGTTTATTCAATTTTGACTGAACTTTCTGGAAAGCAAGGTTTACCGCCAAAATTGGCATTTATCCAAGCGACAGGAATCTTATTTGGTATAAAACTTAACTGGGGCTTTCCTGCAACTGGTGCTCTAGATACAGCTTATACCGAGATTCAAGTTTCTCCGGATGGTACCAGCAACATTGCTCAATTAGGCTTATTCGCTTATCCAACAACGACTCATACGATTCAAGGCTTGCAGTCAAATCTGACTCAATTTTATCGTGGCCGCTTGATCGACAGGATCGGGAATATAGGACCTTGGTCGGATTGGACTCATGCGACAACTTCTGCCGATGCAACAGATGTTCTTGAGCTTTTAAATGATCAAATCAGTGAATCTCAGCTCAATCAGGATCTTAAAACCAGGATTGATCATATTGAGACTATTGATGCTGAAATTGGACCAATTAAGCAAGATATTCAAAATACGAAAGATCGAATTGCACAAGAAGTCATTGATCGACAAAACGCTATTCAGCAAGCCAAAGATGGTTTATCACAGCAAATCATTGCAGGTGATGAAGGTGTTCTTGAAGTTGTAAATACTGTTAAACAGTCAAGTGATGAGGGAATTGCAGCGGCTCAAGAAAGCATTCGTGTTGTTGCAAATGATCTTTCACTTGTAGCTGAAAAAACGGACGGTGTATATGCACAGTTAAATCCACCTTTGATTGGATCTGAGTCTGATTTGATCGGTAATGATCAGGGCTTCGCAGGAACTTGGTCAGTTCAATCGGCAATGATCGAAGGGGACTTAGCACTTAGTAAGCGTATTGATACAACGGCAGTTGAGTTAAATAACTTACAGGCTTATGCACAACGAGAAGTACAAGCACGAATTGAGGGTGATAGGGTAACTGTTCAAAAAATAGATAACTATATCGCAAGTAATGATAGTGCTCTTGCAACTGTACGCCAATCTGCACAGGTAGCAGTTGAGCAGTCAGCGGCAAATGCTGAAGCGATTGATTTAATTAATCTTGAGCTTGACGATAAAGCTTCAACTGGTGCACTTGATCAAGTTAAGTCTGATATTAAGAATGTAGATGACAAAGTTATTGCCCAAACTACAAGGATTGATGGAGTTTACGCGCAAATCAATCCTCCGTTGATCGGGTCAGAATCTGACTTAATTGGAAATGAAGGAGGTTATGCAGGCGTATGGTCAGAGCAATCTGCTCGTATCGAAGGTGATTTGGCCCAAGCTAAACTTACTGAACAGCTTTCTGCTCAGATGAATGAGAACAATGCCGTATTCAAGCGCCAGCTAGAGGCAAATTCGAGCGCTATTTCTTCTACTTTAAAGTTAACTGAAACGTTACAAACAAAAGTTGGTAAGAATAGTGCTTCTATTGAAACGGTTGCAAAAGTGTGGATGGCGTATACGCACAGCAATTTACAAAGTTTGATGTGAATGGCCATGTTTCAGGTCATGGATCAATGAATGATGGAACTACTTCAACTTTCATTTTTAACTATGATTGCATCCAATTTGGCACACCTGTGGGTATTGACGGTATAGAGCCAAAGCCATTAATGACACTGCAAAACAAGCCAGTGACTTTGCCTAATGGCACTGTTATACCGCGTGGTTTGTATGTCGACAATGGTAGTTTTGGGTATATCAATGCGGATCGAATTTGGGCTGATAGCTTAAGTGCTATTAGCGCTGATTTAGGTGATATTGAAGTTGATAATGCTCACATTAAAAACGGAGCAATAGACACTTTAAAAATCCAAGATGAAGCCGTTACTGTCCCTTCCGGAGTAATTAATCAAACAGAGCGTAAATTTTATTTCGCTGTTTCTAATTCAATGGCAGGTTCAGTTGGTTATACACAAGATTTAGTTACTCTTAATGTGCAAACGCAAGGAGGTAAACTAAGGATTGATGGATCGTTTGTGTTTGACTGTAAGGTCAGGATCACACAATATCCATCCTCCTACGACATTTTGAAATGTGTGACGCTAGCTTGTCGGGTATTAGTAAATGGTACTGTTGCGTACACTCAGGAAATATACCCAACATTTTATGATGGGAGCAATACAATCCGGTTTATTGGAGTTACTGCGACACCCGTTTATATCCTACCTGCTTCCACTGGTACAAAAACAATAGTGCTTCAGTTGGCCTATATCACAAAATACTCAAATATTTATTATGGTTCATTTGTACCCCAAGGTGGCTTTGCTGATACTCCTTCAATAATCAATATGTCATCTTTATCAACATTGGAGCTTAAAAAATGACAGTATTAGTTTCAAAAAATGGCGAAATTCTTCAGATGATTTATGCAAATGAAGAAACAGTTGTTTTAAACACCCCGAAAGATGGGTTTGCGGTTGATGACCCACCAAAATCAAATATGTTTTATCAGGATGGGTGGGTGGAGATGCCTACTCAGCCATCCCCACACCACACATTCGATTACACCACAAAACAATGGATTGACCCTCGTACTCTCGATGAAATCAAAGCTCAGAAATGGGCTGAGATTAAATCACAGCGCGATCGTCTAGAGTTTGGTGGCTTTGAGTTTGAAGGTAATGTTTATGATTCGGATCAAGTATCTCAAGGGCGTATTATGGGGGCAGCGGTTGCAGGCATAGATCAAGTATGGACTCTAGCGGACAACACAACAGTCGAGTTAAGCGCATCACAACTCCAACAACTCTATGCAGCATTACAAGCCCATATCGCAAGCGTTCACGAAAGAGGGCGTATTGCACGACAGAAAATTGAAGCTGCTTTGACATATGAAGAAATTGAAGCAGTAAATTTTTAGTTTAGAAATTTCTTAGATAGCACCCAATACGGGTGCTTTTTTTATTGCCGAAATTAGGGGAAGGCATGACTGAAAATGAATCTTATGGGTTGAGATTCGAAAAGAAAATTGACTCTATTCAAAATGATATTCGCATGTTGTCAGATCATGTCACTCGACTGACTTTCATTAACGAAGCACACAAAGAAACTAGCGAACAGAACAAAAAGATATCGATACCTTGGATATCAAAGTTGCCAATTTAGAAAACCGCACAGCATCGCAAGATGGTGGAATTTCTGTGCTGCGTGTATTGCTGGGGATCTTTGCTGGAATCGTATTTTCATTATGCGCTTGGGTTGGTTCTTCAATTATTCAACTAAACCAAGATCAATCTTTAATTAAAGAGAAAGTATCACGGTTAGAGGAAGCAGGACGATGAATAGTGAAAACACAAGAGCATATTTAGCTTTTTCATTGGTTGCATTGATGTTTGTCTTGGTCATTGCTTTGTTCTTTGTCGATATGCCTAGAGAAAACAGCAATCTAATAAACACAGCACTAGGTTTTATTGCTGGTGCCATGACAACAGCATGTGGTTTTTATTTTGGTAGCTCTGAACTGGAAAAGAAGAAAGGGGAACGAGATGAGCACTAAACCATTTTTGACGCTGCCCGTATTATTGCAGGCGGTAAGCTTACGCAAGCACAAGTCGACGAACTAAATAAGGTAGTCGATAAACTTGTACCAGGTGGAAAAACTACAAGTGATGTTGGTGTAGACCTAATTAGTAGTTTTGAAGGTACACGGACCACTGCTTATGACGATGGTGTGGGGATCTGGACTATCGGCACAGGCACCACAGTTTATCCAAATGGTGTGAAGGTTAAGCAAGGTGACACTTGCACACCTGAGCAAGCTAAAGCCTACTTCAAACACGACTTGGCCAAGTTTGAAAAGACAGTAAATGAATCTGTGACAGTGCCTTTAACTCAAAATCAATTTGATGCATTGGTATCGCTGACATACAACATAGGCTCGGGTGCTTTTAATAATTCAACCTTATTAAAGAAGCTCAATAAAGGCGACTATCAAGGCGCTGCTGACCAATTCCTTGTCTGGAATAGGGCAGGCGGTAAAGTTATGAAAGGTCTAGTTCGTCGCCGAGAAGCTGAGCGAGTACTCTTTTTAAAGAAGTAACTTATATGTGTAAGCGTACTAAAGTTGCATCGATTATCACATTGCTGTGCCTCTTATTCTCAGGTTGCACAGCTCACACAATACAAACTAATGTCAGCATTTCAGTCTGTTTGCAGTGCGTTCAGGGCTAAAAATAGGTAGTTATTGCGAAAATGAAGATTTGTCAACCAAGATTTATTGCTAAATCCGAGTTTTGTCAACCAACTACTTATTAATCTTAGGTAAGCCTTCCCAACTAAAATAATTCTGCGTTAGTTTGTCTCTAGTCATAGACCAGCTACGGTTAGGCAATCTACAACTACCCACAGCAATTTTATGCTTCCCAAACTTCTCGACTACTTGTTCGATGGTAGTCATTAAATTCTCGTCTTTTTCTACCTTATCCCAATCTGTTAAAAGATCATAGTTAAAGGTATCTTTAGGCTCCAAGCCTGTCAAAATCACCCCGCATTTTTTATATTCAATTCCCCGCGCATATAGATGTCTTATTAAGAATGTTGCCACTTGTACCATTCTCATCACGTTGTCAGTCGGTACACTCATAGGCAATGAAAGCGATCTATTAAAGAAAGGCCTATGTTTATCGAATGGATTTGATTGAGCAAAAACAATAATACAGCCGCACAGCAATCTATCTTTTCTTAACCGGACCACAGCATTTTGCATGTAGAGTGAAACAGCTTCTTGTAGATCTATAAGCTCAGTAACCTTTTGCCCAAACGATTTAGATGAAATGATCTGCTTCTTGCTTGGCGGTGAATGTTCTATCTCAATGCAGGATATGCCTTGCAGTTCATAAACGGTTCTCTTCATTACTACTGAAAACTGTTGCTGAATATACTCAGGGCAGGCCATAGCCAAATCTAAAACAGTATTAATGCCCATGGTTGCTAACTTCTTAGAATGCTTCCTCCCAACGCCCCAAACTTCTGATACATCAATTGATGCTAGATATGATTCTTTATTACAAGGATCCATGGCAACTAAATTACATACACCATCAAATGCTTTATTCTTCTTTGCAATGTGGTTTGCAATCTTTGCTTCAGTCTTTGATCTACCAATCCCGATACATACTGGAAGGCCTATCCATTTCCAAATCCTTTCTTTCATGCCATGACAGTAGGTGGTTAGATCATAATTATTTAAATATGCTGTTAGGTCTAAGAAACACTCATCAATTGAATAAACTTCTTGCTCGCTCTCTGTAACGTATGTTCGCAAGATAGCCATGAACCGCTTGCTCATCTCGGCATAGACACTGTAGTTGCTTGATAGAACTACTACATTATGTCTTTCTACAATGTCTCTGATCTGAAAGAGGGGAACACCCATTTTAATTCCAAGATCCTTTGCTTCTTGCGATCTAGCCACTGCACAGCCATCATTATTGCTGAGGACAATAACGGGGCGATTATTCAGTTCAGGCTGAAAAACTCTCTCACAACTGACATAGCAGTTATTCACATCGACAAGTGCAAAGATTCGCTCTTTCATGGTTATCTTGAAAACGTTACAAATTCAAAATAAATGGTAGAGCTGAGCCTGAATAAATTCAAATTTAAAAAGTTGTGGATAAACAAGGATGAGTCAAGTTATGTCGTGTTGGGGGTTGCATTTGGTCGGAAAATGTACTTAAGAAAATATAAAATTATTTTTTAAAGAAGGGGTGAGTAAAATGATTTTAGTGGTCAAAACCTGTGGATAAAAAGCGCATTACGCCAAATCTACGCCAAAATATAGTTAAGTAATTGATTTTATATAATGAATTGGTGCGCCCGGCGGGGATCGAACCCACGACCCCAGGCTTCGGAAACCTGTACTCTATCCAACTGAGCTACGAGCGCACATGTGTGGGCCACATCATAGGAAAAAAACACCAATAGGTAAAGCACGAAATAGGTAACAAGTGAGTTTAATGCTTAATTAAACAGCAGCTTGTTGTTTTTTAGATGCGTTGTTGAATAAATTGAATTGAATAATTAATAGAATGAAGCGTATGTGCTAGTTCATTAGAGGGAATACGCGACTCCTGTAAGCTGGTAATCCATTGCATTTGGCACACTTTAAGCTCTTGAAGCGTTTTTATTTGCTCTATTTTCTGAATAAGTGGTTTTGCCATAAGCCCACAATATTGACTCAAGGTTTGCTTCATCAACTGTTGTATTTCTTCAAAAGAGAGCTGTTGAACTCGAATTGGTGGCTGGGTAATTTCAGTAGGTGAAAGTTGAAAAGATGATGATTGAGTAACCTGAATTTCTCCAACTATATCGCCACTTTTATTATCATCAATAGTATTTTTTTGATGAGCTTCTATTGCAGTTACGGATGATTGTGGGAAAGATATTTGTTCATTTAATTCTGAATAATTTTCGCCAGAAGGAGCAATGAGTTTTAAGTCGATAAGCTGTTGAATAAGCTCTGGAGATGCAATACGTTTTTTAAATTCGCTATTTAAATTTTGAAAATCTTCGTGATCTATTAATAGCAGTAAACGTCTTTGTTTTGCATTTAAAGTAATGTTGCGTTGTTGAAGCGCGACTCTTCCTAAATTGGTTCGATAAAAACCAGCCATCATTTTTCCCCAAATAAAAAATAAATCAGACTGTTCAATTTTCTCAGTTGAACAGTACTGTTTTTAATAAAATATAAATGGGGTTAACCATAAAACTCAAGAATGACAATATGATGAAGAATTGATGAATATCATCTATTTAAGACTTTAAAATGCGCCTTCTAACGCTTTACGTAAATAGACGTCAAGTTCATCTTGGCGTAATAACCATTGAATATAGTCTTTAGGAAGTTCAGCAATTGCTGTGCCTTTATGCTTACCAAAATTAATAGTCGTAGGGATACGTGCTTCTTCAGAAACTCGGTAAAGCTCTTCAATGTCTTGAATATTTAAATGATAGACAATATGCATCAAAATATTAGCAGTCAAAATAATATCTGCATCGGCACGGTGTGCGCCTTTGAGCAATTCTCGAGCTTTACTGCTGCCTTGAGAAATCATATAGATGAGTGCAGAAATATTATGCGCTTCTGCATCAGGCCAAGTTTTGCGCGCTAAAGCTAGTGTACAAATCGGTTTGATATTCGACACATCCACACCACAACGAGCAATCGCGGCAATATCGTAATCAATATTGTGACCAATAATATAAGTGGTAGTCTCTGGCAATTTAAAAGTTTTATAGTGGGGCTGGTTTTCTAAATCTGACTCTAATATATGGTGTACTGCCATAGCCGCGTAAGAGATAGGTGTACCAACCTGATAAAGTTGATCAAATAATTTGCTTTTATCTAAGGTGAGCTTGCCTGCATTAATCTCAATCGGGGCATACGCAATTTCAATTGGCAAACCATTTAGTGTATGTGTTTCTGTATCTAAAATAATGGTTTGCATAACTGGCCCTTTAATCAATCACGAGTAATCAAGAATGTTAACAGTTGGCTACCCACTTTAAAACATGAAGTGAGGCCTGAGAGTAGCGAGAACGTTAATTTATTTTAAAAATAGAGTTTTCTGAGATTGATTTCATCCAATAGAACTTGCGGAAAATAAAGATTAGGCGTAAATATTTTAAGACATTAGGAAATGTTGATTAAAAAACTAAAGCAAAACAAAAATGGAATTTAAGGGAAGATATACCAATGAAAATGAACCTATTAATGACGAGCGTTCTGAGCACGAGTTTATTTTTAGTCGCTTGTGGAGGAGGGAGTAGTGATGATGGCCCAGCTCCTACTAATCCATCAGGGACACCAACCAATAATATTCAAAAATCCAGTGGTTAAGGTCGAGGCTTACACAAGCACCAACTTAGGAACAGTTGCCGCAGAAAGTAGTATTTTGACTTATAAAATGTTGGGTCAAAGTGGTCAAGAAGTGCAGGCAACCAGTTTGGTATTTACACCAAATACTCCACCACCAGTAGGCGGTTGGCCAATTGTGGTTTGGGCCCATGGCACTACGGGTGTGGCAGATGCTTGCGCACCAAGTAAAGCAGCTTTAGCAGAAAGTACAAAAGATTTAATTAGTAAATTACTAGCCGCAGGTTATGTTGTGGTCGCACCTGACTATGAGGGTTTAGGTACACCAGGCATACATCCTTTTTAA